AAGCCCGCAAGCGAGGCCGCCGTCATGGAGGCCGTGCCGTGAAGATCCACCCCCGCCTCATCGACGTCTTTCCCGACGAACACGACGGCTACCCCGACCATCTCGCGGCCGAGGACACGACCGACGCCCTGCGCGACGCCTGCGGCGACGCCTCACGCGACTTCCCGGAAGCCCTGTGGATCGAGCCGCGCGAGTGGGCCGAACGTGCCGCCGAAAACGACCGGGCGAATGCGTGGGCGATCAACTGCATCGACCGCTACACGAACCAGACGCCCACACACGAATGCACCTGCCATTCCCTCCGGGCCAACCTGGAGGCCGCCCGCAACCGGGCCCGCGGGGTCATCTACCGGGACGGGCCGCGGGCCGGCTACCGCTATGCCGAGTCGGGCCAGTACGGATCGGTCTGGCTGTCGCCGCTGTCGGTCTACGCCGAAGCCAACCCAAAGCGCTGGGGCGGCGCCAACGTCCGCAGCGTCCTCGAAATCGCCGTCCGCCGCGGGATGCTCCCGGACCGGCTCCAGCCGGCCGAATACGGCTTCCGCCACGCCATGGCGGGAACCAGCGGCCGGGGCAACGAAAACCAAACTGGGGATTCGTGGGTGGCCCTAAATCGGTTCCCTGCCGGGTGGGCAGAAACCGCCCGACTGTTCCGGCCGTTGGAGGTGATTTTCCCGGCCAGTTACGAACAGGCCGTGTGTTGTGTCCTCCACGGGATGGTCCTCAGCGTCGGCCGCAACGGCCACGCGGTGCCGTGGGCCCGGTGGATCCCCGGGCAACGGCTCATGGCCTACCCCGATTCCTACGACCTGACGCGGTACGACTCCGAGCGGACCGCCAAATCCGCGTGGCGGGGATCGTTCGCCATCGCGTCGTGCACCCTCCCCGACGACTGGAGCCGGCCGGCCGCCGGGTGAAAACCATGAAATCCGCGTTCCTCGCGCTCCTGTTCGCCGCGGCCTGCACCATCGCCGCCGCCGGCCCGTGCGACAACTGCCACGGCGCCCGGGTCGTCGGCCCGGGCCCGGTGCGCTTCGCGTGCCCCGTCTGCGGCGGGTCGGGGGAGGCGGCAACGCCAGTGGCGCCCCCCGGCCCGGCCGCGCCAACCATTCGGGATTCCCGAACCGTTGCCGCCGCCGCCCCCGGACCCCGGCCGGCCGTCGCCCGCCTGGAGGCCCGCGTCGGGGACGAATTGCACGGCGGGTCCGGCGTCCTCGTGGCGGTGAGCGGATCGCATGGGCTCGTGGTCACCAACTGGCACGTCGTGCGAAGCGTCAAGGATTCCTTGACGGTTCACTGGCCGGACGGAAAGCGCGGGGCCGGACGCGTGCTCAAGACCGACCAACTCTACGACCTCGCCGCCGTCCTCGTGCCCCGGCCGGCCGCCGAGCCGGTGACCATCGCGGCCCAGGCCCCGCGGGTCGGCGACCGGCTGACGATCGCCGGCTACGGCGGTCGGCCCTACGTCTACCGCGAGGAGTCTGGGGCCCTGACGGAGTACCTGACGCCGGGCCGCGGCGGGACCAAGGAACTAATCGAGTGCCGGGCCACGGCCCGCAAGGGCGACAGTGGCGGCCCGATCTTCAACGCCGACGGGCACTTGGCCGGCGTGCTCCTCGGGGCGAACCAGGGGGAGACCGTCGGGCCATGCTCGACGCGGGTCCGCACGTTCCTCGCCGGCGTACGCTGGCCGGGGGCGGACTGCGCGGACGGGAGGTGCGCCGCGAAATGACTCCCAAACCAGACCTCACCGATTACGTCTGGGAACGGCTCGCCGCGCACCCGATCCGCCGGGCGATGCTCGGCCGCGAGCGGTGCGACGCCATCGCCACCGTTGCCCAGGCCAAGCTCGCGCCCGACGGACTGCTGGCCGCACGTTACTGGGGCCCGGTCCTCAAACGAACGCTCATCGCCGACGTCGAGCGGCAAGTCCGCGACGAGTACGAGCAGCGATCCGGGTTCGCCTTTACCACCATGCTCGTCATGTGGGCCATCGGAATCATCGTGCAAATCGTCGTGCAGCGCTGGCTGGAGCCGAGCGAATGACCCAGCAAACCCGCGATATCGTCGACGTCGGCCTGCGGATCGCCCGCGAATTCGGGTTTCCGTGTGTCGTGCTCGCCGTCCTCGGCTACTGGGGCCAACTGGCCGCCGTCGCCCTGCACGCCACGGTCCTCGTGCCGGTCGTGGAATCGCACACCGCGTTCCTCCGCACGACGTCCGAAACACTCTCCACGCTGTCGCGGGCGCAGGAGCGGCAGGCGGACACGCTCGACGAACTAGCCGCCGGCCAGCGCGAACTCCAGCACGCGATCGGCCGCGACGTGCCGGATGGAGGCCGCCGATGAGTGCCACGGTGACCATCGTCGACCAGACGTCAGACGTCCGCCGGGCCATGCGCCGGGCGACGTTCAAGAACCTGGGCCACGCCGGGGCGAGTCTGCGGATTGCGGCCCGCCGGCTGATCCGCACACGGCAAACGGCCAGCGACCCGGGCCAGCCGCCAAACACCCGCCGCGGCGCCCTGCGAAACTCGATCCTCTACGCCGTGGAAGGCGACCACACGGTGGTCATCGGCCCGGCCGCCAACCTGATTTCCGACGTGGCCAGGGTGCACGAGCACGGCGGCACGCAACGTCCGCGGTCGCTCCGCGGCCAAACGAAGGAAACCGTGCTCGCCGCCGGCACCAATTGGGAACTGCACGTCGGCGGCCATGGCCCCATCGGCGACTCCGCCGGCACGGCCTACATCAAATTCACAACGCAAGCGCAGGTCGACAGGAGCGTGCAGTACATCGAATCCGCGCCGCCCGACGCGTTCGGCAACACGCGCAAAGCGCGACTCCAATCCGAGAAGCGCCGGGTGCGCGCCCTGGTCGCCGGGCAAGGCGGCGTCGCCACCTACCCGCAACGCCCATTCATGGGGCCGGCCCTCATGGAAAACCTCGACCGGCTGCCGAAATTCTGGGCCAACAGCGTTCAGTGACCACCGACCGTAACCCAAACCCCCCAAGGAGGGACCGCAGATGACGCGAATCGGACTCGACTGCAAGCTCTACCGCAACACCGGCACGTATACCTCGCCGGTGTGGAACGAAATGCCCAACGTCTCGGACGTGACGATCCCGCTTTCCAAGGGCGAGGCCGACACGAGCACCCGGGCATCCAAGTGGAAAACCCGCAAGGGCACGCTCAAGGACGCATCCATCGACTTCCAGTTGAAGTACGTCCCGGGTGACACCGACTATGCCGCGCTGCTCGCATCGTACATCGACGGCAGCACAATCGAACTGCTGGCACTCGACGGCCCCATCGGCACCACCGGATCGCAGGGGCTGCGGGCGGTGTGCGAGGTGTTCAACTTCCAGGAGGGTCAGGCCCTCGAATCGGCGGTGACGTTCGACGTGTCGGCCAAGCCGGCACCGGCGTTCGACAGCGGAGGCGCTGCGATCACGCCGACGTGGTTCACAGTCGCCGGCGGGGGTGCATGATGCCGCACACGTTCCAGGATACGGCCGGGCGCGTTTGGTCTGTGTCGATCGGCACCGACACGGTCAAGCGCGTCCGGTCCCTTCTCTCCGTCGACCTCATGGAGTTCGTCGAAGGGACGCTCATGGGAACACTCATGGCCGACGTCGTCCTGTTCGTCGACGTGCTCTATGCCATCTGCAAGCCGGAAGCAGATGCCCGGGGCATCACCGACGAACAGTTCGGTCAGGCGATGAGCGGCGAAGTTCTTCAAGCCGCGGAGGAGGCACTGGCCGAGGGGCTTTTTACTTTTTCCCACCCGTCCCGCCGCGAAGCGGCGCGGACGGCGTGGGAGAAAATGAAGCAACTGAGAACGCGGGCCTGCGAACTGGCGACGGTGCGACTGCGGGATCCACGGATCGACCGGATGTTCGAGGAACAACTGGAAACGACCGGCCTCGAATCACCGCGGCCGACGCCTGGAAACTCCTCTGGCAACTCGCCGGGGTCGTCGGCGTAAACCCGGGGCCGCTGACGCTCCGGGAACTGTTCTGGATGGCGGATGGAAGGAGGCGCGACGAGTGGAAACGAACGGCTCGCGTGTGCAGCGTGCTCGCGAACATCCATCGCGACCCCAAATCACACCCGCGACCGTTCACCGATGACGACTTCAACGATTACGCCCCGCCACCGCCGCCAGAGCAGCGGATCACGGCCCCCATTACGGTCCTGAAAAGCATTTTCGTACCCAGGGAATCAACAAGGCCATGTCGTCCTCCGCCATCCGCGCCGGCGCCGCCTACATCGAATTGACGCTCCGCGACCGGGTGTCCCGGCCGCTGCAGTCGGCATCGGTCGCGCTCAAAGACTTCGGGAACGCCGTCGCGTGGCAGGGGGCCAAGATCGCCGCCATGGGGGCCGCCATCACCGCGCCGCTCGCGGCCATGGCCCATTCGTTCGCGTCCTCCGCCCTGGAGGCGGGCCGGTTCGCCAACAAGCGCGACGCGGCCGCGGTGTTCAACTATGTCAACGCCCTGCAACGGCTCAACAACGCGTTCGGCGAACTGCGGGACGCCGTCGGGTCGGCCGTGCTGCCGCTCATGGCCCGCTGGCCCAATGCGCTGGCCCGGATCGTGGCCCAGGCGGCCGCATGGGTCCGGCAAAACCGCGGGCTGGTGCAAAGCATCGCCAAGATCGGGAGTGTTCTGGTCGTCGCCGGCACCGTCATCGGGGTCGTCGGCAAGGGAATCGCCGGCCTTGGCGGCGTGCTCGGGGTGCTCGCCGGCATCGCGTCTACGGTGGCCACGGCGGTCGGCATGCTCGGGAGTGCCGTGGCGCTCCTGCTCACGCCGATGGCGCTCGTGATCGGGGCCGCCGTCGCCCTCGGGGCGGTGATCCTCCAGCAAACTGGGCTGGCCGCTCAGGGCATCCACTGGCTGCAGGACACGTTTACCGAACTGCACGACGAAGCGCTGAAAACGTGGAAGGGAATCGGCGACGCGCTCGCCACCGGCGATATCAAGTTGGCCGCCGAAATCCTCTGGCTCCACATCAAAATGGAATGGCAGAAGGGGGTGAACTTCGTCAACCAACTGTGGATCAGCGCCAAACAATTCTTCGTCAACCTATGGAACGACGCGGTCTTCGGCGTCGCCATGATGTTCACCGACGCTTGGGCCGCGGTCGAAAGCGCGTGGACGGAAACCGTGGCGTTCATGCAACAGGGCTGGCTGACGTTCACCGGCTTCCTGTCAAAAAATCTCAACTGGGCCGTCGGCGAAATGGAAAAGATGTGGGTGAAGTTCCGCAAATGGCTCGGCGAGGACATCGACGTCAATGCCCGCGTCAAGGAAATCGACGACACAACCAAGCGCGCCAGCGAAATCCTCGACCAACAGACCACCGACAAAAAGGCGCAGACGGAAAAACGCCGGCAGGATCGTCGCAAGGAAATCGAGTCCACCCGCCGTGGCACCCAGGACGCCCTCGGCGCCGACCTCGTCACCGACCAACAGCGACGACAGGACGCATTCGACCAACAGCGCAAGGCCAGCGAACAGGCGCTCACGAGCGCCAAGAACGATCTAACCAAGGCACGCGACAAAGCCGCCACGCAACGGGCGGACTACGAAAAACGCAATCCGCCGCCGCCCGACCTGCCGGTCGTCCTCGGGAATGAGCAGCAGAAGCTGGAAAGCAAAGGCTCGTTCAACGCGCTCGCCGTTCGCGGACTCGGGGCCGACTCGGTAGCCGAGCGCACGGCCAAGGGCGTCGAACGCGGCGCCGAACTCCTCAAAAACATCGACAACCAAATCCGAAAGGGAGGGGCCGTATTCGTATGAGCGGAACCGCCAGGATCGTCGAAGCGTTCGACTCGGGCCGCGCCACGTCGGCGGACAGCGAAACCGAAGAGCTGCACTACATCGTCACCGGCGAAGACGATGAGTCCGACGTCATTGCCCTGGTCGCAATCACCGCACCGACGACGATCGGCCCGATGGTGCGCATGTCGATCGACGTGACGCCCCTCGGCAATGACGTGTGGGATTGCGTGGTCGCCTACGAAGGCAAACCGGACGAAACGCAATGGACGTTCGAGACGGGCGGGGCCACCGCCCACATCACGCAATCACTCCAGACGATTGCCCGCCACGCGGCCGCCGGCCAGACGGCTCCCAACTTCAACGGGGCCATTGGTGTCAATGGCGACTCGATCGACGGCACGGACATCACTGTCCCCGTCTACAACTTCACCGAGACGCGGAAGATGCTCGCATCCACCGTGACCGGCGCCTACAAACTCGCCCTCTTCAACTGCACGGGCAAAATCAACAACGCCACGTTCAAAGGGTTCGCCGCCGGGGAAGTGCTGTTTCTGGGTGCGAGCGGCTCGAAAACGGGTTCCCAACACTGGGAACTCGCGTTCAAGTTCGCGGCCAGCCCCAACGTAACCAACCTCTCCGTGGGAAACATCACCGTCGCCGCCAAAAAGGGGTGGGAATACCTCTGGGTGCGGTTCCGCGACGACAACGACGGCGCCGCCAACGCACTGGTCAAGCGCCCGGCCGCGGCCTACGTGGAGCGGGTGTACGAGTCCGCCGACTTCTCCACCCTCGGGATCGGCACATGAACGGCGACGCGTTCAAGCGAGCCCGGCCCGGGGAAAAGCTGACCTTCTCAGCCGCGGCCTGGAATGCGTGCCTCGATGCCGCGGATGCCCATCGGCAACGCCCCAACGGCGGCGGCGCCATCCAGCAATTCCGCCAAGCCGATATCGTGCTCGTCCGAAACGGCAGCGGCAACACCGTGCCGCGGTTCGGCATCCTCGGCATCGACGGCGCCATCGTCACGCCGACGGATTCGCTCCCGGAATTCCAAAGTCAGGTGGCCGTCCGCGGGATCACACCGGCGGCGACCCACTTGGGGAAATTCGTCGTCTGCCTGGAGCCCCTGGACGCCAACCAGATCGGCCGGGCGTGGATTGCCGGCGTATGCCACGCCCAGGTCGAGGTCGCCGGGGATGCCGACCACTTTTGCGACGTAATTTCCGGCGACCGCACCAAGCTGAAATCATCGCCGGCCGGATCGGCGCGGATTCTGTACCGCGACGGCAACGGGGCCGGCACCAAATGGTGCTGGATCCGGCTTGGCGACTCGTCCGACGGAATACGATACGGCAAAACCACCGCCGCGTGGAACAAAAACACGCTCGCCACGATCGAGCTGTGGGAGGAAGGCGGCCCAAATGCGGAAGCCAAAAAGACGCCGGCCGACACGCTCGCGGATTGCGTCAACAAAATGGCGGACATTCCGTCCGGCACAGGCGTTCACGTCGCCCGCGGCCCGTTCGGGGCGTGGTATCTCATCTCTGCGGAGTGCTGACGCGTGGTCCTGCTCCCGTGCTCTAACTGCTGCCAGCCCCCTTGCACCTGCCCGGCGTGCACTTGCTGCCAGTGTGTTTCGTGGCAGGCGTTTTTCGACTATTACGCGACATACCTGTACGGCCAAAAGGGTTACTGGATTCGGCCTGACGAGGACTTGTCGCTCTACGATGGCCTGTATCGTGCCGGAGTGTGCAACCTGACGCGGGCCCACGAGTCCAAATCCGCATGCGTCACGGCTTGCCAAGAGTCTTTGGCGCCGTGGGGCGGCGAACCGTATCCCGGGTTTTGCTCCGAGGACGGCGGGCCGTGCGGCGACATTTATATTTTTGGCGGCGGATGGTCGGCTCCGCTCGTCGACGGTGTATTGGCAACACCGGAGATATTAGAAGAGCTTTGCCCAAGCGGGGCGAACCCGCCTGACTTCACTGGCGACGGCCTGACGCATTACGCCGGCACTCCGCAGTTCACCGGGGCCGGCACTCCCGATATCGCCCGGCTTGTTTTCAAGTCTGGTCAGAGCACCGGCGACCCGATCGCCGACGCTTTGTTCGCGCGCGGAACCCGAAACGACCTGCCTGCCGTGCCGTGGCAGGAAGCCGACGACTGTGGGTCGTGCGGCACCCCACCGGCCTACGAATACGACTGCGATTCAGCGACCGACGACAAAAGGTTTTACGCCAAGACGGTCACATGGGCGCACACATACCCAGCCGCCCCATATACGCCGCACGAGCCCGCATGCCCGTTGCCAGCAGACCCTTACACGGGAATCACGTCCGACCCGCTCGGCCTCTGTCCGCCGCAGAATTGCAAGGAAGTCACCATCACGGTAACGCGCACGGACAGGTGCGCGAGTGAAGACGTTGTCACGGTGTGGAAAGCCATTGTGTACGTCTGCCCGTGCCTGCCGTTTCCAATCATCGGTGTGGACTATGCCACCGGCGACCTATGGGAAGCGGCATACGGCTATGACAGCGAAGCGGACTGCATCGCCGAATGGGACAGCGCCCACTGCATCGGCAACCAGTGGAAGCAGGTGCGGCACGAAATCGACGGCACCGCCCGGGAGTTGATGCCGCAAAACTGCTGCACCGCCGGCGGGGGGAAATGCTAATGGCCGGCACCGCCGTCGTCACGTTTCGCGGCCAGCCAGACGACGCCATGGTACTCGCCGCCCTGCGGCAAGTGCTCGGCGACGACACCGAGTCCGAGGGCCGCATCATCCTCACCGTGCAGCGGAAGCCCAAGCCGCTCGGCTACGGCCCGGGGACCGAGTTGAAAAAGTTTCTACGCCGCTGGCTGGGGATCGTCGCCACGCCTGATTGCCCATGCAATCGCCACGCGGAGGAAATGGACCGAAACGAAGCCCGGCAACCCGGGTGGTGTGAGGCCAATATCGACACAATCGTCGGCTGGCTCCGCAATGAGGCCGCCCGACGCAAACTGACGTTCGTTGACGCCGCCGGCCGTCTGGTGGTCAAGCGCGCAATCGCCAGCGCCCGCAGGACACCGCGCCCACCGACATCCGCCGCGCCCCAAGCACGCACAAAAAACTGACCTTTACACACCGCGCGACGTCGCACGACGCTGGCCCTGGAGGTTCGCATGCCAAAACAACTGACCGTAACGCAGATGGTCGCGGCCGCCGTTCATCCCACCAAATTCGGCTACCAGTCCTGGATCGACCGGCTCCCGCCTGACCTCAAACGCGAATTCGAGCAAGCGCGCGAGGACTGGAACCCCAGCATCATCCGCCAAGCCGCCTACGCCCGTGCGGTCATCGAGGTCGCGCGATTGCGTGGCGTTGACGCCCTCCCCACTTTCGACACGGTGTGCCGATGGCTACGCGCCAAGCAAAACAGAGCGTGACCACTACCGTTGCGGCACTCGCGGCCGACGACCGGCTGCAGGCCGACGCCGAACTGGCCCGCTTGCGAGCAGAAAACGCCAGCCTGCGCGGCCGCTACAGGGCCGCCCTCGCGGCGCTGGACGCCGAGAAAACGCGCACCGCGTCGCTTGCCGGGCTGAAAGACCTGCCCTGCAAACGGTTCGGAAAAGCCCCGGCCGCCCGGCGTCGCACGACGGCCACCGCCATTGCCGTCCTGTCCGACTGGCACGTCGAGGAAACGGTCACGTTCGAGCAGACCAGCGGCGCCAACCGGTTCGACCTCGCCACGGCCGACAAGCGACTCGCCGAACTGGCCGAGCGGCTCGCCACGCTGATCGAGCACGAGCGCCGGCTGGTCAAAATCGACAGGATCGTGCTGGCATGCCTGGGGGACTTCATTTCCGGGCACATCCACGAGGAACTCGCCGAAACGACGGCCCTGCCGCCAATGGACGCCATGCGCTGGGCCGCCGCCCGGATCCGCGGGCTGATCGACATGGCGGCGGACATGGCCCGGGAGGTGGTCGTCGTCACGCAGCCGGGCAACCACGGCCGTTCCAATCACGGCAAGCCGCGGATGGCCACCGAGCACCAGCACAGTTTCGAGCAAAACGCGTACCTCATCATGCGGGAGCACGAAACCCGCCGGAACGTCCGCTGGGAAATCGCCGAGGGATACCTGGGCTACCTCGACCTCGACGGATTCACGGTCCGCTATCACCACGGGCATTCGATCGGCCGGTATCAGGGCGGCATCGGCGGGATTACCATCCCGGCCAACAAGGCCATCGCCGCATGGAACCGCTCGCGGCGGGCGGACCTGGACCTGTTCGGACACTGGCACCAATGGGGATGGCTCCGCGGCCGGTACGTGAGCAACGGGAGCCTCGTGGGCATGAACGCATTCGCCCTGCGCATCCGCGCCGAAGCAGAGGCCCCATGCCAATCGCTCGTCATCGTGGACGGCGAGCGCCGGGAATGCACCCGCGCCATGCCGGTGTGGTGCGACCGCGACCTCCGCGCAAAGGTGCGACCGTGAGCGCCGCCGGCTCCATCCGACGCCCGTGGGTCTACATCGCCAGTCCCTACACCCAGGGCGACCAAGCCATAAACACGCGGTTCCAACTGCGCATGTGGGACGCCCTGTTGGATATTGGGGTGGTTCCGATCGCCCCGCTGTGGTCACACTTTCAGCACCTGCACAACCCACGGCCGTACCGCGACTGGGTGGAATACGACAACGAACTGATCGGGCGGTGCGACGTGTGCCTGAGACTCGCCGCGACCGACGAGCAGACCGGATACCGGCAGCAAGCATCCGATGGCGCCGATGCCGAAGTCCGTCTGTTCCAGCGGCTCAGGAAACCGGTGTTCACGTCCTTCGCCGACCTCATGGCATGGCTCGACACGCTGACGGAGACAACCGATGCGGTGCGATGAACTTGCCGGGCTGCAAATAATCGGGCTGGCCGGAAACATCGGCAGCGGCAAAAGTCTGGCCGCCGCCATGGTGCCGGGGGCAGTCGCACTCCAGTGGGCCGACCCCATCTACCGCGGGCTCGCGGCCATGCTGGACGTCCCCGAGGACATCCTCCGCGACCGCACCAACCGCGAGCGGCCCGTCACGGTGTCCGGTCTGGACATCGTTTCACGGCATTTGGCCCGCACCCTCGGCACCGAATGGGGCCGGGACATGGTGCACCCCGACCTGTGGGTCCGGCTGACCGCGGCCCGCGTGGCGAAAATCGCCACCGGAACAGGCCGCACCCAGTTCGCGATCTGCGGCACCCGGTTTCTCAACGAACTGGCGACCGTCCGCGACAACGGCGGGGAAGTCTGGTGGATCGAGCGGCCGGGGACGGTCACCGGGCCGCACACGAGCGACCGGACGCTCGTCCGCGAGCACTGCGACCGCGTCCTCGTCAACGACGGCACGCTCGAACAGCTGCGGCACCGCATCGAAGCGGCGTGGGCGGCCTACCAGGAGAAATCCCTATGTCGGGCTGGCTGATCGCGCTAACGGGCCTGATCTACGCGTTCGTCGCGCTCGACCTGTGCATGCACGGCAAGCATGGGCTCGGCATCGCGTACGCCGGCTACGCGTTCGCCAATATCGGTCTCTACATCGCTGCCACGAGGTGACGCCATGTCCGCCGTCCGCGACCTGCCGCCGGAAACGTGCGCCTGGATCGAATCGGTTATTGCAGAACTGGAAGAGGCCGAAATCACTGTGCAACTCGTGAACGCCACACAAGCCGACTGCCACGGCTCGCCGGTCGGCGGCTACTTCGACGAGGACCAGGGCGAATTCGTCGTCGCAACCGGCGGCGATACCGCCATCTGGCTGTCGGTGTTCCTGCACGAATACATGCACTTCCGCCAGTCTCAGGCCGCCACCGCCGCATGGACGGCCAAACTCTCCGGGACCGCGTGCCCGCAACAGGCGTTCGACGCATGGCTCGCCGGTGTCGTCGAGATGACGCCGGACCAACTAAGGGCGGCCGTTGGCCTCGTGCTGGCCATGGAGCGGGAGTGTGAAACGATGGCCCTGGACACGCTTTCGCGAACCCCGGAACTGCCGCTCGAACGCTGGTGGTACACGAGGGCAGCCAACGTGTACCTGGGCCTCTACGGTGTCGTCATGCGCACGCGCCGCTGGTACGAACGCTCGCCGTATTCGTCGGCCGAGCCGCTGACCCACGTTCCGGGCGACCGTCTCTTGTCGGTCGACGAAGCCATGCGGCCGTCGCCAGCATTCGCGGGAGCGATCACGCGGGCGTGCTACCTGCCGGCCGGGCTGCGGGTCGTGGGGTGATCGCCAGTTCCTCGGGGCACTTCAATCGTGGTGCCACCACCGCAACATGCGAAGACACAGCATCCACGCGCCCGCGGCGCCGATCGTGTAACACCCATTCACCGCCGTTTCAGTAATGCCGCCGTCCGCACGCTCCGAGTAACCGGCCACGCACAACCCAACCCCAAAAAGCAGCGTCAACCACGCCAGAATGCTCTGAAACTTCAGGCCCTTGCCGGTCTTCTCGATCGTAACGTGCCCGCGAATTCTTCCCGCCATGCTGTTCTCCGCATTTCGTGGTGCAAATAATACGGCCGCCAGTAAAGCCTACCGCACCCGGGGGGGCAGTCTATGGGCCAGAGGGGATTCGCCAAACGGCTACGTCCGGGGACGCTATCGGCACGAACGGCCGCCTATGCCGACCGTGCCGGTGGTTCCGGCTCATCGGGCCGGAAGACGCGGGGAAGCGATTGCCACGCCTTCGGGCGGCGGGAATCGACCACGCGAGGGTCGAGATACGACCGCCGTGTGATCCGATCGGTGGAGTGACCCAGGTACGACGTCGCATCGAGGCCGGCCGCGGCCAGATGGCTGGCCGTGGAACGCCGCAACGCGTGAAACTGAACGTCGCGGCCGTCGCCAAGGCCGGCCCGCCTTGTGATGGTCTTCCAGCGTTTGCGGAGGGCCGTGCCGCTGGCCGCCCACCAAAACACCGTCGGGCCGTTGTGGCACGACACGGCATCCACGAGGTCGCATGCCTCCGGCGACAGTTCGTAAACCCGTTCCTGCCGACCCCCTTTGCGAACGCCGGCCGGCACCACGAGCGTGGGCCGCTGCCAGCAATGACGCGGAGTGTTGAGGATGGCGGAAATCCGCTCCCCGGTTTCCAGCCCAACGGCCACAAGAGCGGGAAAAAACACCCGGGCCGGAACCGGGCCAACCCACCCGGACGCGAGCCGCGCGGCCGCGGCTAGGCGGGCAAGCTCATCGGCCGTGAAGGCCCGCGGCGTGCCCTGCGGCACAAGCTCAGGCGCCACCGTCGGCCGCAGCCGCACAAGGCCACGGCCCTGCGCCAAATTCCACAGCGCCAGAATCCCGGACCGCTCGCGGGCGACCGAGTTCGGGCTTTTCTTCGCGGCCATCGCCGTGAGCCACTGACTGACGACGAGGTCGTCCAGGTCGTCGAGCACGGCCGGCCGGCCTAGCCATCGGCCGAACTGTGTGACGGCATGCCGTAGAAGGCGGACCGACTCGGGTGAGCGGCCGCGGAGCCGAAGGGGAACGTAAACCGTCGTCAGAAAGGTGTCGAGCGTCATGGTGCGTGCCTCCTCTGTGGGTATAGGTCACGCTTCCGTGCGGTGAGTCCCCTCCGTGGTCGGTCGTCCGGTTTTTCCGTTGGTGCGGATTGGCCGCCGCACCGTTGGTCGTGGGATGGTTCGCTCCTGTCCCCGCCACTTTCAACCGTTGCAATCCTGTCCGGGGGATTGCAACCGTCGAAAACCCGGAAAAGCCCAGGAACTCCAGGAATCGGAGGGCCGGCACCATGGCAACGGTCGCGGAGAGACACGTTGGCGGACGGCCCCGGACACGGGAGCCGTCGGCACTGTTTCTGCGGGTGCAGGCGATGGCAAAGCGTCGCGGGATCCCGCTAGATGAACTTGCCGAGCGGGCCGGAATTCGCCGGGCGACCATCTACGAACTGAGCGACCCGCGGGTTTCCACTGCCCGGGCAATCGCCGACGCCCTAGGCGTCACGCTCGACCGCTTGACGCGGGACGAGCCTGCATCGAAACGAACGACCCGCCAGCGGTCGGCGTGACCGCTGATCCCGTCTTATCCCGGTCCGCATAACGCCGTCCCATGCGGTATCGCGGCCGCGTGGCGTGGGTTTCGTGCGGCGTTATCCGGCGAGGGCTGCGCTATACGGGTCTGGATAATGACAAGTT